TCATCCTTACGAACAATCATATTTCTAGGCATCAGAGACCAGGCATTCCTGGCATACTAGCACCACCAGGCACAGCACCGCCAGTTGTGTTAGGGAGTTCTGGCATTGCTGCATCCAGCATACCAGGAAGAGCATTGGTGATTGCTTCTGTAGCAGCTTTAGTTACCTTTGCTTTTGCATTTTCGATCAGAGCATCTTTGTTAAGATAAACATAGACACCACTACCAACAATGGCAGCAGATAAAGCAAAAGACGACACTGCGAGTACATTGATTAATTTTTGCATGATTATACTTTCGGTTGAGTTTCTTCTTTCTTTCCAATCTCAGGCGCTTTCTTTGGAGCACTGCCATTTCTAGCAGGAGACAATCCAAACGCAGCTAAAGATCCAGAGAACACCGAGGCAATGAAGGTAGGATCAAAATCTAGAATCTTTTGACCGTTGGGTAAGCGAACGTAACTAAATGTAAGAAGGGATGCAGACCAAATGAGGACTACAACTTTCACTAAATTACCAAGAACTTCACTCTTATCTTCATCGTTATCCTTCTCTACATTTACGTCCTTTTTAATTTCAGACATAAAAATAGCGGAGCTATTAGGCTCCACTATTTAGAAGGTCAAACATGCACGCCACTTGTTTTTGTGAGAAACAAGAAACTCCAGGGGTCGTGTAGACCATCCCGACCAGGGTTGTTAACGTGTCTCCATCACGGGCATATACGGGGATGACTCCACCAGGTCAAGTTTTACGTCATTCCGAGACGATCGTCTCCTGTAAGTCCTCAAGGTATGCCTGTTTGGATCCCTTGAGAGCATCCCAGTCGTCGTTGAGAGCAGCGTTGATATACTTCATAATGACAGTAGTATCTTCGCCGTTCTTCTCCATCCATTCTACCATATCTGGGTAGTTATTACCAGCAAATACACCTTCATACTTTGATGACGTTGCTTTGTTGAAGGTGGATACAAGGGACTTGTCCCATGCATAGAGTAGGTTCAGCACACCAGATTCTTGCTGATAGATGACACCATCGATGACTGCCCACTGAGCATCCCACTTTTTATTGTGTTTGGATTCAGGATTGTTCTCCTTTGCATTCCAGTATGCAGACAACTCATTGACCTTAGCATTAATTTTCAATGGGTCAGCAACAAAGACAACTGTTTTGTCAATGCCACCCAGGTTGATCCTGGTCTTGTCACCCTTGATTGTATAACGCTTAGGTAACAGCATACCACCGAAGAGTTTGGTGGTATTGTATCCTGTCATGTCTTCATAGAACACTGCAGTGCCACGGATGAATACCAATGGCACTCTACTGTTCCTGATCAATGTGTAATGAATTTGAGACTGTCTAGTAGATGGCAGATACTGTACCATCTTGTGTCCACCCTTGCCACACCATTGCTCGATGGTCTTCCTTGCTTGGGCGTTAGTACCAATGTAATGTACTACCGCTTTCTTACCAGGAAAACCCTTATCGAATGTTCTCAGTGCAGTCGTTGCTGTCTTGACGGCAGAATCATGCTCTACCTTCACAACAATATGTGGTTGCCAGTCCATGTACACAAAGCTTTTTAGTTATTTAGGACACGACATCGCGAACATAGCAGGGAACACCTTCAGGGTCCAACCACTTGGTGTACTCGAAGTCTTCGATAGCATAGTCAAGTTGGATGGAGTTATCGAGCAGGTACATGTCCTTGTACCGCTTGATCCACTCATCATACTTCTGGATGCGGTAGTCAGGCATACCATTGAGTTCAATGGTGCCGCGTCGAACGTAGCGATAAGGGTAGCGTTCGAGAATAACCTCAGTCTTAGGAGGCTTCGTCGTGTTGGGTGTAGAGGGCAAGGTCATCTTCGTCAAATTGAATTTTGGATGGGTCTGCTGGGACCATCATTACTTTACTACCATCTGGTCTAACAATACAGTAGACCTGACCAGTTTCTGCACTGTCCACCAGTTCTTCCATTCGGTCCTGAGCTTCCTGCTCTGTGATCTCAATAATTTTCATGTTCCTTAGCGGAAATCGGGTCGATAGGATTTGAACCTACGACATCTCGCTCCCAAAGCGAACGCTCTACCAAACTGAGCTACGACCCGTGTCTGTATATTATATCATTTATTGTGGCACTAGCCAAGTAGAACCATCATTCTTGTCATCACATCCAGTAACACGAATTCTTTTGTCTGCAACATCACAATCGATACTAAACTTGGGACCAAGATAAGACAGAGGTTGTTCTGCTGGTTCTTTATAGAATCTAAGATCATGAATTCTTGTTCTCGTGCCATGCCTAGGCAAGTTCTTAGGGCGATAATCCCAGATGTTAAACATCAATGTCATCCTACCCATGTTAGGAGGTAACACAGCATGAAGATATCTAGGATCAAACTCAATCATCTTTCCATCATCAGGATTTGAGATGACTGCATATGTTGGTGGGAATGGTTTCATCTCATTGGGATACTTTCCCGTCTCAGTATTTAAGATGATGGTTGGACTGGTTACATCAGACTTTAAGTAGGTAACTGTAGCCTTCAAAGGGTACTTCATTGTACCCTCGTCCTGCCGATAACTCTCATCATGATCTGAATGGAATCCAAGTCCACTGCTGTTGTCAGTAAAGACATGGAACCACCATTCAAATCCTTGAGCAGTGGGAAATCTGTGCTCAAAATACATTGAGTAACAGTCTTGGATATACTTCTCGATAGTGTTCTCGGGTTCATCATATCTGCCAATCCAGTGGTTGCCAACCAGAGGATAAAACATCTTGACTTCTCTGATCAGTCTATTGACTGACCACCCATCAATAATATTAGGATAGCTAAGTACCTTCATTTGATGTCAACGTCTCGTAATTTAGTGCGTCGTTTCTTTGGGTTCTCTTTGCCTACACCTAGGTCTTTCTCTTCTTTAACTGTAATCTGTTCTACTAGTGTCAGATCGTATGCACCAATCAAGGTGCCACACACATGTGCCCTGTTGTCACATGGGCAGGTTTGATAATCGTAAGCATGTCGCGACGTAAGAGTAGTGTTACATGCTTTGCAGTGAATGGTTGTCATTGGTCTTCCTGATGTCTACAAACATAAAAATCATTGGTTCTTCTGAAAAATTATATCCCTCGTGAACGTGGTCTTGCACGTCATATATTTGTGGTTCTCCTGCTCTCCAGTACACTTTCTCTCCCTGCCATATCATATAGCAATCAGTTGGATGTACGTAAAGAGGTATCTGTATTCTTCTGTATGGTTGTTCGTATACTGGTGGATCTTTGTGTGGTCCTAGTTCTGTACCAGGTTCAAAGTATGCGACTGTTGCCAGCAATACTTCATCTGATTCTAAGATGTCGATAATTCTTTGGTCATCAATAATATTTGTACGTACACCACAATGATGACGAGTTCCCTTTAACCAACAGAAGTAGATGTCCCTGTTGGAATACCCCACAGCAGTAGGTGCTCTGCGGAAAGGAAAGTCTTGAGCAGATGCCCACTCATACAAATAGTCTACATCAATTTTTTTCATATGGGAGATACAAGGATCGAACTTGTGACACCCTCGGTGTAAACGAGATGCTCTACCGCTGAGCTAATCTCCCTGGCGTCTCAGGTAGGACTCGAACCTACGACCGACTGCTTAGAAGGCAGTTGCTCTATCCAACTGAGCTACTGAGACAGTAGATCAGTATTCGATGAATACCTCAGCGTTGTCTTGTGGTTCTTTGACTGATTCGTAGATTTCAATCGCTTCCTCAAGACGACCTTCCGAAACTAGTTGGTGGATGAGATCGATGATGTCGGTCTTAGTCTCGGTCATGGTCCTGTCCGCTGTGAACTTAAAAATTATACAGGACCACTGGTGCTATGTCAAGTAGTCCTCTGGAAATCCATCGTCTTCGATGGGATACTCGTAAATTTGCTGCTCGTTATTTTCTGACATATCATCTGACAAAACTAACAGTTCAGGTTCTGCTTCTTCAATGAATTCACACCACTCATAGTATAGGGCGTACATGTCTTTGTGACGGTTCTCTCTGACAAGTTCCTCACAACGTTCACTGACCCAGTAAACCATATCATCACACATCTTCCGTAGATGTTGTGGAGCCTTTTCCATAGTAGTCCTTACGCATGTACCGACCAAGTATGTTTGAATTGTAGAACGCAGGTTCTTCGTTCAAACTCTCACATAATACATTATTTATGAATAGTTGTCTAGTTTCCTCGTAGTTAACTAAACCTTTCGTGTCCCATACACTTAGTATAGTTCTTCTAAAGGAGAGATTCCCGAGCGCCTTGCGTTCTTCATTAAGTTCATCAGAGCTTCCGTAGTATCTTTTCCAGTCGCTCTCACTCCTAACTCTCCTAGTCTTACCTCTAGGCTTTCTGAATGACCAGAAGTATTTCCTGCCGATGTACTTCCGACCAGTGACGACATTAGTGATACAGTAGACAAAACCGTACATGTCGTTAATATCCTTAGATAGAAAAGGGGATCCTTTAAATATCCAGGGGTTTTCATAAAGTTCTTCATCATCAATCTGGGTACCCATCATCGTCATAACTATCCTGATAATATCCTTCGCCGTCTAAGTAAGCATCTTTGTCTGCGTAGACTTCTACTTTTAGTTCGGCAAGGAGATCTTCTAGAGACTGGATGAGCACCTTAAGGTGTCTTTTATCCATAAAAATATCCCCGACTACTATATGTAGCGGGGATAACTTTTAGGGTTCTTTAACTTTCCAATTGGTTATACCGAATGGTTTCAAGTTAACCCATTTCGCATAGTGCACACCACGATAGGTCAGAAAGGCAAACGTCTTGTCTGGATCGTGTTTGTTAGAATCATATTCTGGAAGATCATAATCTAATCTGATCTTCAACATGGTATCATCCTCTTGCTAACAAGCGGATTTCTCCATAGATCAGAGCACAGAATACAACACTGAAAAGGGATACGCTCCCGACTACTTGGAGTGCGAGCATATCACTTATTATAGGTGTGACCGCGATAGCAGAAAGTGCCATGCACTTCGTTAGCATCGCCTTGCTTGCACTCAAACTTGACGCCACGATAGGCAGTCATAGCAATCTGTGCATCGTGCAGTGCAGATGCCTTTTGGATCTGCTTTTTGATTAGAGTAAGTGTGTTCATTTGTTTTCTCCTGAAGTGGGTGATTAACCTTCTCACCTTTCGGTGGATCCGTTTCCCCGTTCCTTCAGTCGTTTGCGTCCCAGTCAAATTTGCACTCAGGTACAGATTCCTTTACGGTCTCTACTAACTCCACAACGATGTGTGCAGGTAGTTCTGATCTGTTCTCTTTGATCCTGAGCATTAATGCATCAGCATCAGCGCAAAGCATACCAGAATAGAGTAACAAGTCAAACATGGGATGAACGCTCCGTTCCGCGACTTACTTGCGTCCTATGTATACAACCCGTCGCATTGACCTTCAACTTTGGTCTTGAAATACTGGATGAGATTCCACTTTGATCGTAGATCAATGTCGTCTCTCAACGTAGTTTCAATCTTAAGTTGTTGAAACCTTTCACAACTCATATGCCACCCGTAAGGTGACGGATCATGATGGGCTAAGGTCATTGCCAGCAAAGTTGCTAACATGGATGAACGTACTGCTAGTATATACTAACAATTCTATTTACGCAAGCAGGTATGTTACTTTTGATACCGTTTAAACGTTTCTTTATAATCGTAGAGCATTGCTTGGAGTGCCCAGGCGTCAGTCAGTTTCTTCGGACCCTCGGTCAAAAGCTTTATTTGTTGCTCTGATAGACCAGCCTTCATCTCCAAATACTCCTTCCTCCACGACATCCCATTGTTCTCCATCTTCACCCTCCCAGGACTTTACAATCTCCTCTGCTTGCTTATCAACATCAGTCATAGTAAGTTTTACCTTACCATCAATCCAGTGTTGCCACAACCATTCTAAAAAACCAAGGGCAAGATGATTGATAGGGAACTTTTGTTTGTTCGCCCATCTCTTACCCTTGGTATACCAAGTATCTTTACCACCCCAGTGGTGTTCAAATTTAAAGTGAAAACCCTGCGAAGGTTTCTGCTTGGACATCTTGTTTGATACCTCCGATGACGTAGGATTCAATCTCAGTTTCCTGAGGTGCGTTCTGCTGCCCCTTAGAGTTCAACCAATACTGCGTCCAAGGCAGTGGGTTATTCTTGGCAGGAACGTCATAGATAGGATCGAAACCAATCGCCTTCATGCGACGGTTAGCAATCCATTCAACATACTGGGTGAGGAGTTTGGCGTTAAGACCAATCATAGATCCATCTTGGAACAGAT